ACCGCCGTGTCGTGTTGGGGGCGTGGTTATGGTATTTTTCGGCCCCCTGTCCGCCGCAGAACTGTGGTAGTCGCTTCATCTAACTGACACCTTCCATTTTTAACTTTGCCTCCTCCCGTCGTCAGTAACCCCTTGATATACAGTGGTTTCAATAACTCATTTTGTCCAGAAAGAGAATATGGGTTAAGCCCTTTGCGCAATAGATTCTCTCTCAATATTTAACACGACAAAAAAGAAAAGGGCTTAACAAAGCCCTTTATTATTTAGCATTATTTTCTTGTGATTTCTTTTGATTTATTCTGTTTTGTCAATATAAATAGGTTGAAAGATAATAAGTTTTTTGGTATAATCATAATGTAAATCAATATGATTAAATAAACTACATAGAGAACCCCGCATGAGAGGAGAATCCAGTATGGCTCAGATTATTCAGTTCAACCCTGTGGCTACCAACGTCATCGATATAGCTACCATCCAGCAGAGCTGTCGTAAGCTCAAGGCTGGCCTCATCGCTCCGGCTGCCGAAGAGGTAACTCAGGAGCTTGCCCCTGAACATGCCGCTGAGCCAATCAAGGACATGAACGACATCATCCGCATCTCCCAGTTCCTTATTGGACAGAAGCGCTATCGAGACAACATGCTCTTCATCGTTGGAATCAACTTTGGCCTCCGTGTGAGCGACTTGGTCACACTTCGGTTCTCCCACCTCATCAATGATGACTGTACCTTTCGAGATAGATTCTCTATTCTGGAGAAGAAGACCAAGAACACCCGCAAGCATAAGCGCAACCGATATATCACCATCAACACTGCAGTAGTTGAAGCAGTTACCCTCTATCTGGAGAACACCCCTGGTGTTCGGCTCAGTGACTACATGTTCCGCAGCGAATCCAATAATGGCTCCAATCAGAATAAGCCAATCCATAGAGCTTCTGTTGACACCATGCTAAAAGGCATTGCGAGAGACCTTGGTCTTGGAAACAGGATGTCCACTCACTCTCTTCGTAAGACGTTTGCTTACCACCAGATGGTCATGAGCGGAAATGACCCCCGGAAGCTTCTCCTCCTCCAGAAGATGTTCGGTCACTCTACCGCCGCTCAGACTCTGGACTATATCGGAATCACCAGCGAAGAGATTGACGAAGCCTACCGTAACCTCAACCTCGGAAGCATCACCCACAACTACCTTGTGGATAGTACCATCATGGAGAGTGACACAGTAACCGCATAAAGCGTTCTCCACTCACTCCCTAGACTGCACCTTGATAAGTGAATATTGCCACCCAAAAATCAAGCCTCAAAACCCATTTTGGACACGCTGTTTGTCCAAATCAATTTTGAAACCCTTGCGGCTCAAGGGTTTGAAGGGTGCTCGCTATAAAAGAAATAAGGACAAGAAAATGAGAGTGAAACAAAATAGCTTGAAATTAAGGCGCGAGAGCGTAGTGTGAACGGAGCGGAAGCAAATTCAGTCCTGACAAAAACCGTGTGTCCAAAAACTTTAGTATGATGAAGGGAAGTGATTCCTGTTTTGGATTTCACTATGACTGGACGGTGATTTGGACGTGAACACCATCACCGTAGTAGACGCCCGTATGGGCCGGGGAAAGTCCTCAGCCGCTATACGGTATATGAATCGACACAAAGGAACAAAACGGTTCCTATACATAACTCCTTACCTGGACGAGGTAGATAGAATTTGTGAACAATGCAACTTTGACCAATCTGATAATGATTACAGCACAAAGTCCGCAGAGCTCAAACAGCATATGAGGCATGGAAGAAATGTCGCCGCTACCCATTCCCTATTTTACCTGATGGACGACGAAGCGTTAAATCTGGTTCGGGAAAAACACTACTCCCTTGTTATTGATGAGAGCATTCAAGTTATTGAGCGCCTAAACACCACAGACAAAGATTTCGAGCTTATTATTGGACAACTTGCTGAAGAAGACGAGCACGGGATAATCCATTGGAAGGATGAAGAATATACTGGACGGTTTTGTGATTATAAGGGAATGGCCGATATTGGGTCACTGCGCCGGCTTGATAGTGCATTGCTAAACATCATGAATCCAGAATTACTGATGGCGTTTGATGAAGTATTCATGCTTACATATCTTTTTGACGGTCAGTATCAAAAAGCTTATCTTGACTATTTTGGATTGCCATATAGAGTTGTTGGCGTAAAGCAAGATAGCAAAGGATACTATTTCTCCGATGAACCGGATAATCCTCCCCCCATTGACTATGGGAAGTTGATTAACATTGTAGACAATCCCAAAATGAACCAGCCGGGCGACAGTAGATATGCGCTGTCAAAGAACTGGTTTGCAAGACGCGGATATAACCATGCCGATATCAAGGCGTTGCGCAATAATCTGAGAAGTTTCTTTAGAAGCATCCCGAATGGAGACTCTGACACTCGCCTCTGGACTTCATTTAAGGATACCAGAAATAAACTGGTCGATGTGTCCAGTGGAAGGTTTAGAAATAACTTTCTTCAAATCAGCGCCAGGGCAACAAACGAATACAAGGCCAAGACCGATATTGCCTACCTTGCCAATCGTTTTATTGACCCAAACTTAGCAAAGTTCTTCGCAGAAAAAGATATTGCCGTGAACGCAGACCACTTTGCTTTATCAGAAATGCTCCAGTGGATTTGGCGTAGTGCAATACGAGATGACAAGCCCATCAATTTATATATACCCAGTAGTCGCATGAGAAAGCTCCTCATCGACTGGATAAACAATACAAGTCAAGGAGGTACTATGAGTGTATAAAAAAGACTGCAGAGCCTGTCTGTTTGGAGATAAGTGTCGGTCAGACGCCGATTGTGAATACTTCTCTATTCTGGATGATTACGATGATGACACACAAGAGGAATACATAGACGCCATGAGGGGCGAGTATTATATGGCCTGGATGAAATATGTTAGTGACAACGGGGATGATTCTTTTTTATTTTGATAGTCAACCTAATTAAATAACTTACAAAGGGGTGAATTGCTCTGGCGAAGCAATTAGTTTGTCAGAAATACATATTCAAGTTACATAGTAGCAGGCTCCGAAAGGCCAAATGGCGCCTTACACTTCCTATCGCAGAAGCGAGAAAGAATGACGAGGTCATCTCTCTGGCGGATAGCCAAGTCCTTCGTTGGCTGGACGAGCTGAATGGGATAACAGATGCGGATTTCAAAGCCAGAGAGATTAAATCCGAAATACGGCGGTTGAGGAAAGAGCAAAACAGCGTGCAAAACCGACGGCGCATTAAGCAATTATACGCCCAACTGGATGACATTCAATTTAAACCAGATTATATGTGCCTTATCATCGACAAGGAAAAGGACTACCACAGAGCTTGTTCTGGATTCAGTATCAACGGTCTCAAGTATCAGCGTCTATTGGGCACCAATGGTGGCGTAAAGAATGAGACCATCGTGTTTGTCAGCGAGCGTCATGCGGATACCATCCGTCGTCGCATCGATAACGGGCGTGACCCGCAGAAGGAGATGGTGCCTGCGAAGCTGGAGGCTTATAAAGCGCTTACATGCAGTGCATCGACCCCGGTATCTATGCCAAATGGAATCCTTGTGGTAAGCGATTGTGAAACAGAATTTCTGTCCGACATAATTTATCTGAACGACGAGGCCGACGGCGAGCCAGTCATGGAAGAAAGAAAACAGGTGCCGGTTGAACTCAATGAATCAGATGGATATGGATTGATGTCACCAGAGCTTGCCGCGAGGTGGAGCTCTGAGCTTGGACTCGATTATGTTGTCAGCGGGGTGAACACAAGATTTTCGTGGGAAAAGGGTATGGTGTTCACGTTTGACTTTTTGGATTTTGCAGAGAAGATTGCTGGTACATACATAGTCAACGATGCATGGGGTAATGAGATAGACATTCGCAATGTGGAGCTGGTTCTTACAACGTCCATGCTCAAGCTCTGGGACTCATATGAAAGCTGTGACGCTTATGTGGAGAACTGCCTTAAGAATGGGTATACTTTTGGCGTTGCCAAGACATGCCCAAAGGAACTGGAATCGGAGCGAACGTTAAACTACCAGTTCATCCAGAGTTATGATTTGGATGATAACGATATCGAAGAGCTTATCAAGCCGACAATGGATGAAATCAAAGACGTTCTGTATGCGGACACAGCGAAGTCCATCTTGTTTTTGAAGGGTTCCGGGCTAAATGAGAAGAACGTACACCACCTTGACAACGACTACGTCAAAGCACTTATGATTGAACCCGCCATGATAAACGACCCGTATATCCAAAGCTCCATTTATCAGATGATTAAGAACCGAATCAACGAGGCAAAGGTCGGCGTTCTAAAGGTTCACGGGAACTACTCCATCGTGTGTGGTGACCCATACTCCCTCTGTCAGCATATCTTCGGGCTTGAAGTCACCGGCATATTGAAAGCCGGCGAAATCTATAACGGATATTGGTGTAAGCAAGGTGCAGATAGACTTGCGTGTTTCCGGGCTCCCATGACATGTCACAACAATATTCGCCTTGTACATCCAAATCGGAGTGCAGAGGCAAAATATTGGTATCAGCATATGACCACCTGTACCCTATTCAATTCTTGGGATACTGCCGCACATGCGCTCAATGGTATGGATAAGGACGGCGACCTGGTCATGCTGACGGACAACGACATTCTTGTAAATAAGCTCAAGGTTCTTCCGGCGTTGATGTGCGTACAGCGGAAGGCCAAAAAGAAAATCGTCACCGAGGCGGACGCAGTACAATCAAATATCGACAGCTTTGGAGACGATATTGGTAAGACAACGAACTGGATTACATCAATGTTTGATGTTCAGTCCCAATTTGAAAAGGGAAGCAAGGAGTATCAGGAGCTTGATTATAGAATCAAGTGTGGGCAACTCTTCCAGCAGAACGCTATTGACAAGGCAAAGGGTATTATAGCGAAGCCCATGCCAAGAGAATGGCATGATAGACACAGCGTGAATATGATTGAAGGCCCGGAAAAGCGGCGTTTTTACCTCTCTCTTGTTGCTGATAAGAAGCCATACTTTATGCGCATCATCTACCCAGCGCTTATGAAACAGTATAACACATACATAAAGAACACAAACAAAAATGCGATGCGTGAATTCCAGATGACTATTGATGAACTGTCAGCAATTCCACGCTCTCAGCAAACGGAGCGGCAGAGAGATTTCCTACGGTATTACAAAAGCAGGATGCCGGTTGGAATTCATAACTGTGTCATGAACAGGATTTGCCGCAGGTTTGAGAAAGAGTTTGATGGATATCTTGGCCGACATAACTCTGAGAACCAATTTGATTACAACATCATGAAAAGTGGGACCGAGTACAGCCGGTCTCAGCTTAATGCAATTACAAAGTTGTATGAGAACTATAATCGCAGACTTCGTAATTACGCTGTATTTGCAAACTATGAAAGAGTCGATGAGTACGATACTTTCACAAGGATGATGGAGATGAGAGAGGATTTCGTCCAGGAGTGCTCAAAGGTTTGCCCGAACAGATTTGCGCTCTGTGACATTGTCTTGGATATTTGTTACCAGCGCAGTTCTACAAAGCGTTTTGCATGGGAGATGTGCGGAGAGGAAATTATTCAGAACCTGCTCAATCGTAATGATGGAACCCTCTCTTATCCGACGCTAGACCCAGAAGGCGACATTGTTTATTGCGGCAATAGGTTCTCAGTAAAACAAGAACAGATTGGAGGAGACGAATGAGTATAGTCCTCAATGAGTATGAGTGGGCGGAGCGTGCCATCCAAAATCACGAGCTTGGTAAGAAACCAATCGAAACGCTCAACCGGGTTTCAAAATACTATTTGTCGAATAAGTATAGTAAGAGAGAAGTCCGTAGGCTACTGGATGAGTTTATGCTCCAGTGTGACCCGCAAGCATCCTTGGTGCATTGGTCTGACGTGCTTGATAAGGTCGCCAAAAACGCAGACCGGTATCCGCTAATTCGTATTGATGGTATAGATATTACAGATGCGGAAATGCGAAAGATAGAAACACTCGAAGGAAAGCAAATCCGTCGGCTCGCATTTACATTATTGTGTGTCGCTAAATACTGGGACTTGGTATCAGAACAGAATAACCACTGGGTCAATACGCCTGACCGAGAGATTATGCAGATGGCAAATATCAATACTTCTATCAAAAGACAGAGCGCCATGTTTGCAGGAATCAGAGATGCCGGCATGATTAAGTTTTCTAAGAAGATTGATAACTTGAATGTCCAGGTGACTTTCATGGAACCAGGTTCTACGGCAATTCATATCCAGGATTTTCGCAATCTTGGATATCAGTATTTAAAGTATTATGGCGGCCCGTACTTCGATTGTGTCAACTGCGGCTTGACGGTTAAATGCCAAGAGCCATCCAGAGGAAGAAAGCAAAAGTATTGCCAAAGTTGTGCAATAGAATTACATACAAAGCAAAAAGTTGACTCGGTAATGCGGAAAAGAAATGCCATGAAAAGTTAATTATGTTGACAAAAATGAACCCCCTTAAATCATTGTGGCACAACGATTTATAGGGGGTTTGATGTAGTGTAGTAAAGGATGTATATATATAAAACTATTTTTTGAAATAAAGGGATGATAAAAATGATTGCTATTACTAAAGACGAGAAAAACGCTATTCGGGAGAAATTCCCCAATGTTCACATCGTTAGAACGATGAAACATGATTCTAAGCGGGGGCATTATTACATGGTCGAGAATGCCGGGCCCATGCGTTATCTAAATAAGCTGAGGGGAAATGATGTCTCTCGCCCCGATGGAAAGGACGTGTAAGCTATTACCAATACAGCAAGCTATAAAGAAATGCGTGACATCGTGATAGGCAAGCTTGTTGACCACACCATTGACGATGATTACGAAGAACTTAGTGAGCGGCTATTTGGTGATGGTAACTGTTTTAATGCCAGTGAAGTCAGAAAGCGCATGTATGGGATGAAGGCAATTATTGAAGCCATTGAGCGAGATGGCGAGGCGGAAATCCAAGATGAGGACATGATTTCATTATTGGACAGCAAGCGCATTGAGCTTCAAAAGGAGCGGCAGAAGTTTTTTGACCAACGTAATGCGTATAACAAATTGCTCCGAGAGCGTTCCAGGCAAGAAGAGTTAAACGAGATTCTTGTTGATGCCGTGCGCTCTGGGAATCTCCCCTCTCTTCAATATGTCCGCTCAGATACCCCGTGTTCCGACAATGATTTGTTGGTTAGCTTAAACGATATCCATTACGGAGCAAACGTCCAAAACTATTGGAATACATATAACTCTGATGTTTGCCGAGATATGATGTGCAAATATCTTGACCGCATCATCTCTATTGGAGAAACCCACAAAAGTGAAAACTGTATCGTATGGGCAAATGGAGACGAGATTAGCGGTAACATACACCAGTCCATTGCCGTAACTAACAAAGAAAATGTTATCGAGCAGATTAAAGGTGTGTCAGAGCTCATCGCTGAGTTCCTTGCAGAATTAAGTAAGCATTTCCGCCAAGTTGTTTTTGTCAGTGTGGCAGGAAATCATAGCAGGATTGAGGCGAACAAGGATAGAGCTCTTATTAGTGAACGACTAGATGACCTTGTGGAATGGTATTTGTCTGCCCGTCTCCAGAACTTTGACAATATTGTCATTGGTGGCGGAGAAAAGATTGACCACACAATTTATCTGATTGATGTGCGTGGAAAAACGTACTGTGGCGTTCATGGTGATTTTGATGGGTCATCCGGAAAGGTTCAATCTTTGCAGGCTATGGCCGGTAGGCCGGTATATGCTGTTTTATCTGGGCACCTTCATCACAATAAGACAGATGAAGTCCAGGGCGTTAAAACGGTCATGGCTGGTAGTTTCCTTGGAATGGATGATTACTGCGTTCAAAAGCGAATTGTTGGAAGAGCAGAACAGATGGTCTGTGTTTGTGATGAGTCCGGCATTCGTTGTGCATACGGAATTCCCCTTCAATAACATAAGGGTCACCTGTATGGGTGGCCCTTTCTATATTCCCCTTTAGCTCAGTTGGTAGAGCACCTGGCTGTTAACCAGGGCGCCGTTGGTTCAAGTCCAACATGGGGAGCCATATTGCGGAGTAGAGGAGCGGTTTCCTTGTCGCCCTCATAAGGCGAAGACCTCGGTTCAAATCCGAGCTCCGCAACCAAAAAAAAAGAAAGTGAGGTGGCTTTGATGCCAAGAAAAACTAAGCAAAATGACATCACAAGCCCTGAGCTTCTGTGTCAAGTTAATCCAGAAAATATGAGGTTAAAAGATGACTTCATTTCGTATCTTCAGTCGGTACAGCGTAGTCCGAAAACAATCGCAGGGTATTCTAATGACCTCGATATTTTCTGGGTATGGAATTTACAGCACAATGGGAACAAGTTTTTCCCCAAGATTTCCAAGAGAGATTATGCGTCATATCAACATTGGCTAATCAATGAAAACGGCAACTCTCCTGCCCGCGTGCGCAGATTAAAGTCTGCCATATCTTCATTGTCGAATTACGTTGAAGCGATTCTCGACGATGAGGAGGAGTTCAAAGATTTCCGCTCATCTGTTAGAAAGATAGAGAATCCGGCCATGCAACAGGTTCGCAAGAAAACTGTATGGGAGGACGATGCGCTGGACAATCTTCTGGATGAACTAACGGCAATGGGGCAGTATAAAAAGGCTTGCGCTCTTGCTCTTGCTATGTGTAGTGGACGCAGAAAAGCGGAGTTGTGCAGATTTCGAGTTGACGATTTCAAAGATGATAACCTTGTTTGTGGCGGCGCCCTTTATAAAACAAGCGAACCAATTCAGACAAAAGGGTTCGGTCTTGGGAAATACATATATTGTTATACTTTAGCAAAGAAGTTTAAACCATACTTTGATGCCTGGATGGCAGAACGTGAACGGAAGCATATCGAAAGTGAATGGCTTCTCCCTGCATCTGACAATGCAGAACAGCAAATGAGTGATACTACGCTTAATAGCTGGGCAAACACATTTAGCCGGATGACGGGCGAGGATTTTTATTGGCATAGTTTACGACACTATTTTACTACGCACCTTTCTAAGCTTGGCTTGCCTGACAATGTCATCCAGGAAATTGTCGGCTGGGAGTCAAGCGATATGGTAAAGGTCTATAAGGACATTAGCGCAGAGGAACAGATATCCCAGTTCTTTGACGAGAACGGAAATATAAAAACTGACGCACAAAAGTCTATTGCTGACCTTTGATTAGAAAGGACGGGATAAAGGGATGGATATAAAGAGAGCAGATTTAATTCAACAGCTTGTTGATAAGCACCATTATACAAAGAAGGCGGCAACGAATATAGTTGACGATTTCTGCCAAATCATTCTTGATAATTTGCGTAATGGGAACACAGTGTCGATTCATGATTTTGGGTGCTTTGATATCTTGGAGCGCAAACAACGTAGTTGCCCAAATCCACAAACTGGAGAAACGGTAATTGTTCCTTCGCATTGGATTCCACGGTTTTATCCATTTAAGAAAATGCGGTTAGCCGTAAAGATATGGGAAGACAATGAGAAAAGGGGGCTTAACTGATGGCAGATGCTCCCCGCAGAAAAAAGCTTGAAAAAACAGCTCCAAGTCAAGTTGAGCCTATGGGCACTCAAAAATTTTACTGTTGTAGATGCGGCACATCATATAGCAGGAAAAAGGGGTACTTCCCTGTTAGCCATAGTCCATTATACCGTGGAACAGGCTATTTGCCAATATGCGGCGAATGTGTTGATGAAATGTATGAACAGTACAGAAATATTCTCGGTGACGATATGGAGGCCATGCGTAGAATGTGCATGAAGCTCGACCTATATTGGAATGAGGATATTTATAAAATGGTCGAGAAGACTGTTGGGGTGCATTCCAGAATTAAAAGCTACATTGGCAAGACAAACCTAATTAAATATATAGATAAAACATTTGATGACACCCTCATTGAAGAGTCAAAAAAAGAAAGGGAAGAACGGGCAGATACATTTAGCTTCCCTATTCCGATGCAAGATACGGAAGAGCCTTTTGAACCTGCATCGCAAGAGGACATCGACTTCTGGGGCCCTGGATTTACATCAGACGTGTATGCAGAATTTAATAAGCGCTACGAAGGGTGGACAGGTGGTAAAGAAATTACTGACCCAAGCGAGAAGGCGCTCTATAAGCAAATTTGCATTCTGGAAACTACAATTGGTAGGGATGCTGCCCAAGGAAAGGCAATTGATAAAAATATCAATGCTTTGAATACGATACTTGGAAGTATGAATCTAAAGCCGGCACAAAAGCAAAATGATGTCGACGCTGACCTTGAAAAGATGCCGCTTGGAGTTGGAATCCAGAAGTGGGAATATAGTCGGCCACTTCCAGAAACAAAAAAATCTCTCTGTGATGTGAGCGGAACTGTGAAGAATATCACAACATGGTTCTTGGGACATGCTTGCAAAATGGTCGGACTCAGAAATAGCTACTGTAAATTATACGAAGACACAATGAACGAACTGAGAGTAAAACATCCAGAATATGATGAAGAAGACGATGACACGCTTTTAAGCGACCTGTTTTCTGGCTCAGATAGTGGCGGTGATAAGTAATGGCCGCAAGTAGAGAGAGACAGCAGCGTGTCATTGAGGGTATGGCTGTATGGGGTAGCTACTACCGTCAAAACATTGATATCTTTGTTCGGGATTATTTACAGCTCGACTTTTTAAAATGGTTCCAGCTCATGCTTCTGGTAATGATGGATAGGGCAAGAATCTTTCTTTGGATTGCCGCCAGAGGTATGGGTAAGTCGTTTTTAATTGCTATATTTGCTGTTGTCCGGTGCATTCTTTACCCAGGCACTAAGGTTGTTATTACATCTGGAACGCGGGGGCAGAGTATCAATATTCTTGAGAAGATACAAACAGAGTTGATGCCGGCATCCCCCAATTTGAGAAACGAAATTGATATGTCTAATACTAAGTTCACTGGGCAAGATGCAAAAATCATGTTCAAGAACACAAGCTATATCAAAGTTGTAACAGCGTCGGACAACGCAAGAAGTAACCGTGCAAACATTCTAATCGTTGACGAGTTCAGAATGGTTAAGAAGGATACGATTGATACCGTTTTGAAGAAATTCTTAACCAGCAGACGTATGCCTCCGTACAAAGAGCTTACCCTCGAAGAGCGAAAGGCAGAGTATGCAAAGGAACCAAATAAATCTTGCTTCCTGTCCTCGGCATATTTCAAAGACCATTGGTCTTATCACAAAATGCTGGACACGTTCAAGCTAATGTTGGATGATACGAAGACAGATTTTATGTGTGGTTTCCCATATCAACTTTCAATCCAAGAAGGGCTTCTGTTCCCAGAGGATGTTGAAGGCGATATGCTTGAGACAGATTTCAACGAAATAAAGTGGAGCATGGAGATGGAGGCAACTTGGTTCGGTGACGAGGATGGTGCATTCTTTGATTTTAATTCCATTTCAAAAGACAGGCGCATACAGTTCCCGATGTTGCCTGGTTCTGTTGCCTCACTACTCGGTAATAACCAAAAGATTCGTATCCCAACAAAGCAAAATGGTGAGAGAAGAATCTTGTCTGCTGATATTGCGTTAATGTCGAGCAAGAAACATAACAATGACGCATCTGCCGTTTTTATCAATCAGATGCTTCCAACAAAATCAGGAAGATACACAAATAATATCGTGTATGGAGATACCTTTGAGGGTATGCACACAGAAGACCAGGCGTTAATCATCAGGAAATTGTATGATGAATTTTCGTGTGACTACATTGTTCTGGACTGCACTGGGCTTGGACTTGGTGTGTACGATGCGCTAGTTCGTGACATGGTAGACCCAGATACCGGAGAGATTTATCCGGCGCTATCCTGTTGTAATAATCAGGAGATGGCAGATAGGTGTACCGTTCGTGGGGCAGAAAAGGCTATATGGGCCATTAAAGGCAGTCCTCAGCTTAACTCTGAGTGTGCCGTTCTCCTGCGTGAGGGATTCCGAAGCGGAAAGATTCGCTTGTTGGTTACAGAATACGACGCCGAATCCATACTTCCAGAGATTAAAGGATACAACTCCCTTTCAGTTGCAGAGAAAGTTAAAGTACAAATGCCGTATATCCACACTACCTTGCTTGTAAATGAGCTTGTTAATCTCCAGCATGAAGAGTCTGGTGGACGGGTTCGTGTTTTTGAGCGGTCTGGAATGCGGAAAGATAGATACTCAAGTTTGAGTTATAACTACTATGTTTCTACTCAGCTTGAAAGTAAGATAAGCAGGTCTCGCAAGGCGGATTATAGCGAGAATTTCTTTATGTACAAGCCGCCAAAGATTAAATGAGGAAGGTGGTGATATCTGAATGAGCGATTCTAATCGCAAAAAGAAAGATGACTTTGATGGTATGATTGGGATTTCGCAAAGGTTTGCTGTTCTGAACCGGCTGATTACACGGGATTTAAACAACAATACCAGCACCCCTACATTTTCTCTTTACTCCAAAGATAATATTACAGAGTATCTGACAAACCCATATACATACCAAACCCAGCTTAGACGGGCTATTACCTATATCTATGGAGCAAGCTCACATTTCCGAAGGCTCATCCAGTATTTCACTGGCCTTTCAGATTTAGCATATGTGGTTTCACCATACAGAATTGACCCAAGAAGTGCAAACGCAAAGTCTGTGAACCGTAATTATCGGAAGGTTCTTAATGCAATGTCGGCTATGGGAGTACGTTCGCAGTTCCCGAAGATACTAACTGTTTGTTTGCGTGAGGATACTTTTTACGGGACGTTGTGGGTCACCAATGATAATATCACAATTCAGCAGTTGCCCTCTGATTATTGCGGTATTTCTACAATCGAAGGCAATGTACTTAATGTAACATTTGATTTTTCCTATTTTGATAGCCGTTCACAATATCTTGAATACTACCCTTCTGAATTTCAAAGCAAATATAGGGTGTATCAGTCTAACCGAAGAATGCGGTGGCAGGAGCTGGACTCTCCAACGTCTTTTGCTATCAAATGCAACAATGATATTCTGGATTACTCACTCCCCCCATTTGCTGGAATACTGCGTGAAGTGTACGATTTAGAGGACTACAAACAATTAAAACTAACAAAGACTACACTTGAAAATTATGCCATGCTTGTTATGACACTTGGCATCAATGACGAGGGCGAGTGGCAAATGGATTTGGACAAAGCAAAGGAGTTTTGGCGAAACCTTGATTCTGTATTGCCGGAAGAGGTTGGCTCAGTGTTGTCGCCAATGCCCATCAATAAAATCAGCTTTGAGAAATCTAATACTGGAGATACGAACACAATATCAGAGGCTGAGCAGAATCTATTTACAGCAGCAGGTGTTTCATCGCAACTGTTTAATAACACAAAAGCTTCGTCAAGCGCACTGCTTCTGTCCATAAAAGCAGACCAAGCTATTACGTTTGGAATTGTTAAGAGTATCGAGGATATGGTGAACCGATATATTCAGGCTCAGAGCTATGGAAAAAATTTTAAAGTAACATTCCTAGATTGCAGTCCATTCAACAGACAGGAGCTTGGAGAGTCTTATCTGAAGGCATGTCAATATGGTATTCCAATGGTTAGCTATTATGCCGCATCACAAGGGTTAAATCAAGCTGAACTTGACTGTATGAGTTTTCTCGAAAACGATGTTCTTGGACTGTCTGAAATGTTTAGGCCACTCCAAAGCTCTTCTACCCTGTCTACTACTACAACAGATAGCAATGCGGCCACTGATGAAGGTGGTGCTCCGCAGAAAAATATTGGTGAGCTCACTGATTCTGGTGAGCAGTCACGCGAAGATTCGGATGATTGGGAGTGATTGAATGGATAAGTTTATATATGTGTTTTCAAAGCTAGATAGAGACTGGCTTATAAACCATGGATATACTATGTTCCAATCAAACGAGGACAAGGATATGTATGTTTTTATCAATGACGGTAGGATGGATTTCTCAAATCAGGAAATCAGATTTGCATTATCCAATACATTGTCATTCTAACCCGCGCAGATAGGTTGCGCGGGATTTATTATGTCCAAAGGTGGTGAGCTGAATTATGGGAGAGCGCAGTATGAGAATTGTATTCTCATCTGCTATAAGCGACTGGGCGGAACGCAATTCGTCATTTGATAGCGGAGTTCTTAGAGTTGCTTATACTGGAAGGAATCGTAATAACAGCTTCATCAGCAAGGAAACTTTTGAGAGATGTATCCAGAGTATTTATAACTGCCCTATCGTGTGTAGGTATGACAGAGATTCCGATGAAATTGGAGCACACGATATGGAGTTGGCTGAGGATGCAGATGGTGGGCTCAAGATAGTAAATATCACACAACCTGTTGGCGTAATTCCAGAGAGCGCAAAGTATTGGTGGGAGGAGATAGAGGACGACTCTGGCCTTCATGAGTATCTTTGCGTTGAGGCTTTAATATGGAAAAGACAAGAGGCGTATCAAAAAATTAAGGATGATGGCATTACCAGTGAATCCATGGAAATCTCAATCAAAGAAGGCGAAATGGTAGATGGGGTATATGTTATCAAAAGATTTGAGTTTACTGCCTTTTGCCTACTTGGAACAGCAGAGCCATGCTTTGAATCCGCATCTCTTGAAATATTCTCATATGATGGTTTTAAAGAAAAACTTGCTGATATGATGCAGGATTTAAAAGAAACTTTTTCAATGGCACAATCCTCGCAAGAGGTTGGCATACACCCACAAAATTATTCGGAAGGAGGAGAAGAGGTATTGGAACAGAAAGTTGCACTGATGGCAGAGTTTGGCCTGAATGCTGATATGTTAGATTTTAACATTGAAGATTTTACGGTTGAAGAGCTTCGTGAAAAATTCGAGGCAATGAAATCTGAAACTGCTCCTGCGCAAGAGCCAGAGCAGACACAGGAGAACTTTGTTTTAGAGGGTCAAGTCCGTGATGAGCTCATGAGTGTAATTGAGTCTGAGCGTGTTGAGCGCGGATGTGATGATTGGAAATATACCGTGCCCAAATACTGGTTCGTTGATTACGATAAAGACTTGAATGAAGTTTACGGCGAGAGTTCTGATGACTTTAACATCTATGGATTCAGCTACTCTATGGATGGAGACCATGCTGTGATTGATTGGGACAGCAAAAAGCGCATGAAGGTTGCTCTGGTGGAGTACGACGAGGGCGAGCAGGGCACTCCGTTTGGCCGGATGTTCTCTCAGATTGAGGAGCAGTACAGCGCCGAGCGGTCTGAGCTTGCCGGAAAGTACCAGACCGCCTCCGACACGATTGCGTCTATGGAGAATGAGCTTGGTACTTTACGCCAGTTTAAGGCTGATACAGAAAATGCTATTGCCAAAAACGAGCGTGATAAAGTATTTGCTCAGTTTGAAGACTTGGTTGGCGTAGATGCTTTTGAGGCACTGCGTGAAAGTTGCTCCGAGTATTCCGCTGATGAGCTGGAGGAAAAGTGCTTTGCCATCCGTGGTAGACAAGGCACCCCCGCGAAGTTCTCTTATGAGCCCAAGTCACCCAAACTTCCTGTCGAGAAGACAAACTTAAAGAACGAGCCGTATGGCGGAGTCTTCGCCGAGTACGGTATTGCTGCACCTAGTCAGCATAATTAAATAACATACAAGGAGGAGTCGATTATGGCTTATACAGTTATCCGCACCGACCTGATGAGCGGTACGAATCAGCCCGCAGACCTTGTTTCTCTGCGTTTTTATAACGGCGAAGACAAGCCTGCTGAGGTCGAAAATGGTGTCATCGTCAAGCTGGAGGGCTATGAGGATGGCCAGCGTGAGGTCATGAAGGCAGTTGCAGCTTCTGCAGACGATGACCTGAATGATTGTGCTATCGTTGCTGGTGTTGAGGTTATGTACGATGAGCGCAAGAAGAACCTGGACGAGTTTATCAATGAGGCTGGAAAGGCCACCCGTGGCTATATTCCCCGCAGTCGCAATATTTTCTCTGTGACTAAAGAAGGTTTCGTTGATGGCACTGTCCCTGAGAAGGGCGATGAGGTTGGTATCGGCGAGGGTGGCAAGATTGATGCCGCTGGTACTGGACTCGGTGTCTGTGTTGATATCGATGTTGCCGGTCGCTACACCTATTATGCAATTAAGATTGGCAAGACCGAGACAACTGCCGCTGCTGGCGTTGGTGGCTAATAGATTCTAAGAAGGAGGAGAAAAGCGATGGCTGATATGAAAGACATTGTGAAGGTTGCTGTCGATGCCTATCATGGTAATGTTGAACAGTATTCCGTTGGCCAGTCTATGGAGCTTCTGCATAAGGCTCTGGTTGAGGCCAATGGCGGCAGTACCGTCTTAAATTATAGAAACATCCGCGACGGAAAGTGCAATGGTCTGTTTACTCTGATTGAGGAAATCCTGTCCAGAACTATCGTTGAGGGCCTGCAGGGCGATGAGTATTTCAATGCCCTGGTTGACTTCCGTAATGTCGCAGAGGGCGACAAGAATATTTTCGTTGTTGAGGACAGCAATCTGTTTGTGGTTGCTGAGGCCGCTGATGGTACTCAGGGCATTCGGCGTCAGCGCCTCGGGGGCACCAGTGAGGTGTCTATCCCCACTTCCCTGAAGGTCGTGAAGATTTACGACGAGATGAACCGTGTGCTGTCTGGCCGTGTTGACTTTAACACCTTTATCAACAAGGTGGCAGAGTCCTTCCGTCAGCAACTGCTCAACGACATCTACACCCTGTGGAGTGGTGCGACTGCTACCGACTTCGGTGGCGTGACCTACTTCCCCACTGCTGGTGCTTATGACGAGGATGAGCTGCTTGACCTGATTGCCCATGTTGAGGCAGCCGCTAATGGCCGCACTGCGACTATTATTGGCACCAAGAAGGCTGTTCGTAATCTGGCGCCTTCTATCCAGGGCAGTGACTCTGAGTCCGATATCTACAACCTGGGCTACTATGGCAAGTTCTACGGAACTCCTGTCATGGTTACTCCCCAGCGCCACAAGATTGGCTCTACCGAGTTTACTCTGGATGACAACATCCTAACCATCATTGCTGGCGATGACAAGCCCATTAAGTGTGTGTATGAGGGCAATCCCATTGTTCTGATGGGTGACCCGATGACCACTGGCGACCTCACTCAGGAGTACCTGTACGGTGAGAAGTATGGCATGGGTATCGTGCTGGCCGGCGGCAACGCTGGTATTGGCCGTTACGAGATTGCCTAAGAAAGATAGCGATTAAAGCGGGGCTCTAACATGGGCCCCGCTTCATGTATGAAAGGGAGATATTATGGAAAATGAAACTGTAAGCAAGAGCAGAGGTCGCCGTACATCTGTACAACAAGAAACAGCGCAAACCGATGTTTCAATGACAACTGAGGTTGTTGAGGAGAAAAAGCGCCCTATGATTCCAAAGGACATCGACCCTAATCAAATTGTTACTGTTCGTAATGGGTTCCAGGGACGCTTGGTATACAAGAGCAAACGAACCGGAGAGCGGTTTGTTTGGGATTCGTTTGGCGCAGAACAGGACATGGAACTTAGTGAGTTAAGAAATGCTCGTAACTCTAATAAGAAGTATTTCATCAACAACTGGTTCATGTTCGATGAACAGTGGATTGTGGATTACCTTGGAATGGGTCAATACTACAAGTTCGCAATTAAAATTGAGGACTTCGATAAAATGTTTGAACGTCCCGCATCAGAAGTTGAAGGCATGGTGTCCAAGATGTCTGATGGTCAGAAAAAGTCTGTTGCGTATCGGGCAAAGCAACTTATCAAGGATGGAAAGATTGATTCGCACAAGGTCATTACCACTTTGGAAAAGTGCCTTGGTACGGAATTGATTGAACGATAAGGGGGCGTTAAAATGAGCGTTCCTTATGACAAATTCACTGAGGCTTTTTTGGCCAAGATTACGGAGTACGACTTTGTCAATATGAAGGATTTTGAACGTAACAATCTGATTGATGGTTATATGAAACGTGCTATTGCGGCGTTCCGACATATCAACCCATATGATTTATCCAGCACGGCAGATGACAATATCCGCGAATTCAATGTTGATATTCCAGCGGAGGAAATTGACGAGCTGGTTGACATCATATCTGAGGGTATGCTTGCGCAGTGGATGAAGCCGTATACCTATAAGCAAGAAAATCTCGAAATGGCTTTGAACACAAGAGACTTTACGACATACTCCCCCGCCGAACTTTTAAACCGTATCAGTAGTGCATATGCAAAAGTCCAAAAAGATTTTGTGAGTATGATGAGGGAATACTCATACAATCATGGCGACTTGACGGATTTGTACCTATGATGATTCAGACGACCACAGGAATCCCTATGGATGCCACTGTATTGAACAACTATCTTCGTACCCTCGTCAATCTATTTTTCAAGATTCTTCCCATTCGGGAAAGCGGAGAGAGTTCGTTGGATACATATATGAGAAGTCTTCAATCAGAGTTGCTTGGATGTAAAGAGCTTATTGTGGCTATACATGAAGACCCTATGTTCTTATCTTTAATCTCAATCCTTCAGTATCTCATTGACAACCCAACTTGCAGTGTCCCTACTGTGAAGCGTGAAGTGTTTAGGGCGATTTCTATTTGCAATAAATTGAAAGCAAAATATGCTGTTCCAGAAGGAGGGTAAGCCGTGGGCCTTTGGGATGTATATCGTTCTCGCCTAAATGCCCAGGGTGGCGACCGCCGTGGAGTTGCCCTACAGCGAGAGCGTCAGTTTTTGGGCAGAAAAATTCCAAATAGTCTATCATACCATCATGTAACCATAGATGGTGCGGAAAGAGACCTAGCGGTTATCGATTCCGACAACCTGGATACAAAGACATTGTGCTCTATGCCGGGTGAGGATTTGCCACATGGCGGTATCGTTGAGTGGATGGGTAACCATTGGATAATTGTTACCCGTGATGCAAATAACGAGGTATACACCAAAGGGACAATGCGGCAGTGTAACTACCTTTTACGCTGGATTTCTGATGAAGGGAAAATCATGGAGCATTGGTGCATTATTGAAGATGGCACCAAATATTTGACTGGTGAATATGGAGACAACGACTTCATCTTAACCAGAGGAGACTCTCGGATAGCTATGATTATATCTAAGGATAAGTATACACTTTCCTTTAACCGAGAGAACCGATTTTTAATTGACGATTACGCTTCTCCGAATGTTCTTGCGTATAGGCTCACAAAGCCGTTTAAACTTGGTGGAAGTTATGATGACCGTGGTATTTTAACATTTGTTCTTCAGGAATGCAATACCGAGGATACGGACAACATCGAGTTACATATTGCAAATTACTATGACTACTTTCCACGCGAATGCGACGAGCCTGAGAAAGAACCAGGCGCTGTTGATGATACTGGAAAGAAGGTGTGGATTTAATGCAGCTTGATGAATTCTTCGATTACAAGAACCGCCTTATGGAAGACTTACTGACCAACCAGGAAATCTTACGCCTGCTGGATGATGATTGCAGTCCAGCAGAAAAGCCTGAGCAATTGGTTTATCAGCAAGTATTCCCGTATGAGTACATTCCTGAAACGATAGAGCATGGGATGACTTTTATATGTTGTGATGTAGATATACAGAAGTCGCTGAACAAGACATACCTGTCCCCTGTTCTGTATATCTGGTTATTTACTCACAAGAGCAAACTTCGTCTTCCGTCTGGTGGTGTTCGGACAGACATGCTTGCATCTGCAATCGCAAAAGCTATTAACGGTAGTAGATACTACGGGCTTGGTGAGTTGGATTTATACTCTGTAAAAAGGTTTGCTCCCATCACGGATTATCAGGGTAAAGTTATGACATTCCATGCAACTGATTTTAATCGTCTTTCTCCTACTGGTATGCCGGTTCCGAGTAATAGGAAGCGCGGATAAATGCCAACGCTTAATTTGTTATATAAGCAGAGCTATCCAATTAACCAACAGATAAGCATCCAAATACCAAAAGTAGGAGAAATACTGGAATGTGAAGATGAGTATTTTGGCATGGTATCCATGATAACTTCAATGCCCATTGATATGATGGTACAGCTTGATGATATTGGAATTGACTTCACCACAATCAACGAATGGGAACTTTTCTTGATGTTGTTTGGCTCTTTAAAAGAGCGCAATACATCCCTGATTTTTGGTGACCTTGATTTATCAAAATTTGTACCAGCCGTTAATCCGCAGAACAATAATATTGTCCTTATCGATAAGGATAGCGGGGCAAAAATAGACCGCGCAATACATGGTCAGATTGCCGCCATATTGCGGAAGATACACCACCTTGAACAGAATAATCGCAAACCGGCAAATGGTGAAGCGAAGGAATATATGATACATCGAGCAAGGCAGAAAATGAAAAGGATGAAGAACAAGAAATTGGATTCTCGCCTTGAAGAGTTAATCGTTGCACTTGTAAATACAGAGCAATATCACTATGGGTTTGAGGGGACACGAGAACTCTCAATCTATCAGTTTAACGAAAGTGTGCAACAAGTTATCAAGAAAGTCAACTATGACAATAGGATGCACGGTGTCTACTCTGGCACAGTAAGTGCGAAGGATTTAAGCCAAGATGATTTGAATTGGCTGTCACACAAATAGGAGGAGGATTGTCTATGAATATCAATGATATTACCATTACCAGTCTTGAGACAATCAATGCGTTTGATATTGTGACTGGTGCGTATAAGTTTACTCTGGACGAGCTCCAGAACGCAACTATCGCCCAGACCCAGGAGCGTGTTGATATCACTGGTAAGCAGGGCCGTAAGCTGAGCTCTCTGAAGCGGAATAAGGCTGTTACCATTAGCGGTGCAAACGGCATGATTTCCGGCGGTCTGCTGGAACTGCAGGTTGGCGGTGAGTTTACGAATAAGGTTACCACTGTGAAGTGGACTGATTATCTGACCGTAACTGACAATGCCGCTACTACCAGTTATAAGGCTGTTGGAACCACTGGCAACGAGGTCGAGTCCGTGTACATCAAGAATGCGGATGGTACTCTCGGTACGGCTCTGACCCAGGACGCTGCGGTTGCTGAGGGCAAGTTTACTTATACTCCCGATACGAAGGCTCTGGCTTTCAATGATGGAGAGATTGCAGACGGCACTGAGATTGTGGTGTTCTATAACCGTCAGATTCAGGCCGACGTTCTGGAGAACCTGAGCGACAACTATTCCGGCAAGTGCGCTCTGTATATTGACGCATTCGCTGAGGACAAATGCGCCAATGTGTTCCGTATCCAGTTCTATATCCCCAAGGCTGACTTCAATGGCGAGTTTAGTCTGGAAATCGGTGGCGATAGCCAGGTCGTGCATAACTTTGAGGCCGAGTCTCTGGCTGGTGCCTGCGGAACCAGCGGCGCTCTGTGGACTTATACCATCTTTGGTGCCAACGCTGAAGATGTCGCCTAAGAAGGGGTGATATAGATGGCTTCCACAGTTAAGAAGTGTCGTGTGTGCGGCAAGGAATATGAAGCTTGCCGTAGCGCAAACAGAACTGCCGGTGTTTTCCGTTGGCAGGAGGTTGCTTGCTCTCCTGAGTGTGGAGCAATCTATCTCCAGCGAGTTGAGGAATCTCGTGGTATTCGGCCCAAGAAAGCCGAAAAGCCAGAAAGGCATAAGCGTTCTGCTAGTGTAGCGGTTGAGGTTCCTGCTGTTTTAATGTCTACTTCTGACGAAGCAGATAAAGCACCTGAAGAAGAATAACGTCTATGAGGGCAGTGGCCGTGTGGCCCTGCCCTCTTCTTACATAAACTTAGGGGGTGCTCATGAAAAAAATAAAACTTGTCTTTGATAACAAAACACTCTCTGAGTATGAGCAACATTATTTTTCCATACATAAGAAAGCCAAGAAGAGACCGATACCACATCCGTATCACGAGTCTATCAATGTATGGATGATTATGAGGCGTCCAATGATGAACGCGCTGAAACAGCGGTGGAAAGACTTTATCGTTTGGTTCATTGAGAACAAAGGTTATTCTAACCTACACATCGAAAAATGTGACTTAAGGTTTACCACCTACTACCCAAATAACAGAAGACATGACGTGGATAATAGTTGCCCAAAGTTCATCTTAGATGGTCTTTGCGAGAGTGGTTTCATCGTTGATGATGATAGTGAACATTTGACACAGCTCACACTACGTTGTGCTGTTGATTCCAATAGGCCGAGAACGGAGATAGTAGTCTCTATTGATAAGGCCGATAAACTATATGAGAATAAAAAGGAGGACGGCGACAATGGCCAAGATTGTGGAAACAAAGAATAGGCGCATTTCTATCAATGCTATGGACTCTATTATGAAGACGCAGTATGAGAATATTACCACTGAGTGTTGGAATGAAATTGACATTACAATCAAGAGAACAATTTCGCTTGGAGATATGTTGTCTTTCGTTAATGATGTAGTTGCAAGTTGTTTCCAGGACAACGGGGAGTTCATGCCCGAAGTTCTCGATTTTGCAATTAGAAGCAACATTATCCTGAAATATTCCAACGTATCTCTCCCCGATAATCTGGAGCACAGATACGCAATCTTGTACTGCACTGACATTGTTAATTTTATCCGTGGACACGCAGACCAAGAGCAGGTAGATGAAATTATCAACGCCATTCATCGGAAGGTCGATTATCTTTGCAATACGAATGTGCGTGCTATCCAGAGCAAATTAAATGAGCTGATTTCTGCCTTTGACAATCTGCAGAGTAAGACGGCTGACGTATTCAACAATATCAGTTCCGATGATGTGGCAAAACTGGCAAGTATACTTTCTTCTGGAGAATTAAGCGAGGAAAAGATTGTCGCTGCATACATGGATAGAGTCAAGGCGGACGCGCAAGAAAAGGCTGATGTGTAATGCCTACAATTAATATGGCCTCGATTATGAAAAAGGTCAATGCTTATAACAAATCAAACGAAGGAAAGCTTCGGATGAAGAATTGCATAAAAAATTATTTTGATAAGGGCATCACCAAAACTGAGGCCGGCGATAGAATTATAGGCGAGAAGGATATGCATCTTGCCGCCGCAAAGATGATTGATGTTCTTATCAAGACAGCTCGTAGCTATGACCTTCCTGTATCTATCATGGAACATTTTGAGGGGTTGTCTGCTTCGAAGATTTATGAGATGCCAGACGGCTCTTCTACAATTTACATTTATTTTGGCGGTGACCTTCATCGGGAGTCTTTGTATTCTGAAGGGTACGATGGCGTTGATAATATCATCGCAGTATTGAACAACGGCTATAACGCTAAAGGATATGTGTACGGATGGTGGGAAGGTCATGAACCAACCGAAGACAACGCTTATCGAAGCGGCTGGACTGGTAGCGGCTCAACGGACGCATATATCCGAAGCAGAAAAGACCGTGAAGGTCTTCAGTTTATTCAGCAGGCGGTTCAAGATTTTAATGGGAACTACGGTTCTGATTATAATGTCGTTGCCCTTGCTGGAGACGATTACCAATAAACATTTAGGCTTGGCTTTGTGCCAAGCCTTTTCTTTGTAAAAGGACGGTGAGAAAACGATGGCGAATGCAGATGTCTCCTTGCTTTTTGGTGTTTTAGGCGAGGGTTCATTGAGCGGTGAAAGCGGAAGTCTAATTCAAAGTCAGCTTACGCAGATAATGACTGCGCTTAACAAGAATCCGCTGAAAATCAAAGTTGCACTAGACACTGAAGCTGGTGGTCAGCGCTCATGGAGTAGCCAACTCCAGGCAAAGTTAAACTCCATCAGTACAAGCGGGAAATTTTCTATCCAGATTTCAAACCTTAAGCTTGGGACTGGCGCCATTGCTGATTTCAAGAAGCAGCTAAACGCCGTCATCAATACACTAAATCTGGACAAAGGGACTACCATTACCCTTTCATCTGAGGGTATCGGCTCTGTTACTAGCAAGTTGAAAGAGGCCGCAACCGTTGCAGATGATGCAACTCAAAGGGTGGCAGAGTTCAATGTCCAGATGGCAAACTTACGAACCCAGTCGCAAAATATCAAGACTGGACTGGGCGGGCTTGAAACCGGGGATATTGAAGAAGAGCGTGCCCAAATTGCCAGTCTGACAGAGCAATATCGGCTATGGCAAATTGAGGTTGAAAAGGTACGACTTCAGGGGGCCACTGGGAACGATGAGCGTATAGCTTCTCTTGAAAGAGAGGGACAAGCTATTCGTGCCAACATCGATGCTATAAAGGCAGAGCGGGCCGCTTCTCAGGAGACCATAAAGACTGAGCGTGATATTACAACTGCTCGTAGGTCTGCGGCTACACTTTTAACTCAAATGCAGAACGCAGAAAAGAGTTGGAGTGCGGCTAGAAATGGTAGCTCTAAAGAATCGTATCAAAATATGCGTTCCCAAATTGCCGCTCTTCAGGAGTATCTTAGGCAATTAGAGTCTGGGGAAATAACAGTATCTGACTTCAACAAACAATTATCTGCTATCAGGACTTCCTTCGCAACCTCGTCTAATGCAATTAAGCAGGCAGGCGAGAATACGAAAACGTTCTCAAGTCATATGGGTAGTCTGGCCGGGAAATTTACGTCCTGGCTGACTGTGTCTCAGGTTATTATGCAGGCATATATTGCTCTGCAAAGAATGGTTACTGCAGTTATTGACGTGGACACTGCCATGACTGAACTGCGTAAGGTAACCGATGAAACCGAAGAGACATACAATCGATTTTTAGATAACGCTGTTGTGCGCGCTAAAGAGCTTGGTGCAACAGTGTCTGATACGGTAACTGCAACTGCAGATTTTGCTCGTCTCGGCTATAATATCGGAGATGCTTCTCAGTTAGCGGATGCCGCCATTATTTATAAAAATGTTGGCGATGGTATTGAAGATATTTCTGAGGCATCAGAAAGTATTATTTCAACCATGCAAGCATTTGGTGTCGCGGCCGAAGATGCGATGTTCATTGTCGATAAGTTCAACGAGGTTGGCAATAACTTTGCTATTTCTTCAAAGGGTGTTGGCGATGCACTACTTCGTTCCGCCTCTGCACTCGCGGCTGGTAACAATACTCTGGATGAGAGTATTGCTCTGATTACGACAGCAAACACAATTGTTCAGAATCCTGACGTGGTTGGTACAACCATGAAGACTATCTCTATGTATCTTCGTGCGGCAAAGACCGAAGCAGAAGAAGCTGGGGAGAGCACGGAAGGCATGGCCAATAGCGTGTCTGAACTTCGCGCAGAGATTTTAGCATTAACCGGGAATAAGGTTGATATCCAAATTGACGAGAACACATTTAAGAGTACATATCAAATCATCAAAGAGCTTTCCGAGGTATGGGATGAATTAACAGATATCTCACAGGCCAATATTCTGGAAATGATTGGCGGAAAGCGCAACTCGAATGTTGTTGCCGCACTGATTGAAAACTTTGACTTAGCAGAGAGCATTGTTGAAGATTCGGCAAATGCGGCTGGTTCTGCTTTAGCTGAGAATGAGAAATATCTGGATAGTATCAATGGTAAGATTGCTGAGTTCCAGGCAACATTCCAGGAGTTATCGGTTACTCTTATCAATTCTGATTTTGTAAAGAGTATTGTTGAATTTGGAACGGCAATACTAAATGTGCTTAACGCAATCGCACAAGTAATTGACGCTCTTGGCGGATTAAATACTGTTCTTGCTGTTACCGCTGGTATTGTTGTTGTCATAAATGCTGGTTCGATAATTGACGGTTTGAAGCGGCTTTCTTCTCCTCTTAAATCTTTGACATCATTGGTTTCTTTATTTTCACAATCACTTATTATTGCGAAAGCAAACGGTCAAGGGTTTGGGGTAGCAATGTCCGATGCATTTGCTGCAGCAACGGTGGGAGCAACCAAACTGCAGGCGGCTCTCGGTATTATCGGTATAGCATTTGCAGTGGTTTCTATGGCCGTGGCCGGGATAAAGTCGATATATGAAAGTGTACATAAGTCCAATGAAGAGTTGATTCAAGACGCTGATGACCTAAAGACCGCATATGAAACTACAGCAAATGAGATAGGCAGTGACCTGTCTACATTGCGTGGCCTCGAAGATGAATTCGCAGAATTATCTGAAGGTGTTGATGATTACGGAAACAACATTTCATTAGCATCAGATGAATATGAGCGATACAAAGAGATTGTCCAGACAATTGTTGGAGTCTCTCCAGAGCTAATTGCGGGTTACGACGAAGAAGGAAACGCAATTGCAAACAAAAATGGATTATTAGAAAAGTCCATTGCTCTTATGGAGGAAGAACAGCGCCTGAAAATGCAAGAGTTTGTATCCGATGACAACCTTACAACTCTTGTGGAAGGCGAGGTAGCCAGATTAGAAGAGACCCTCAAAAATATTGAAATTCCAGAAACAATAGCATGGTCTGGTGTAAAAGTTCTGGATGACGGTGAATTAGAACATGGGTATGTAAATAATATTCCTGATTATATTGAGCAGGCAATAGGCGTTGCTTTTAACAATGAAGGGATAGATACATATATCCAGAACAATGCTGAGGCCATTACAGAGAACATTGGTAAAATCCTTAATAACGCAAGCAAGGATTTTGTGGATGAGAATGGAAACACATGGAAGGCATTAACCGATTCTCAAATCAAGGATTTAGAAGAATATATTCTTTCCATTACTAGAGCGGTTGATTCTGCTTCCGCATCTATGAATCAGAGCTTGCAATATGTACCGCAAACAGTTGCTTCTTATTACGAGTTAGATGATGTTGGCAAAGACTTCCTATCGCAGTATATCAATAGTTTTGATGTTACTGCGGATACCACAAAAGAAGATATTCTTCAGATGAAGTCGGACATCATTGACTTCACAAACTTTCTTGCAACAAATGAAGACCTGTCAAATACAATCAAGGTTGGTATTGCTTTACAAAGTGGAGAAGACATTGATGGGAATCCGCTTACTGTTGAGGAATATAAAAATGAGCTAGAGTCCTTTATCAATGATGTTAACTCGTTTGACCAAGAAATACAAATACCAATCAAGACCGTATTTGGAATCGACGACTCTGGTAATTTTGAGTCAGAAATTGATGAGGCAATACAGCATACTAAAAATCTTCTGAACGAAGCTGAGTCTGAGGTTGATAGTCTTATTGAGGGTATGTCTGTCGAAGATGTATTGAAAGTGTATTACAATATTTCTGCGGCACCAAACAGTATGACCTTTGATGAGCTTCAGCAAGAATTGTATCAACTTGGTGTTGATTGGAACGACACTATAAACGTGTGGGATTTTTCCACGTTGTCAGACCAACTGGACGAAGTAGAAAGTAAATTCAAAAATCTTACCAGCGCCATGTCCTCATTAAAAAATGGGACAAAGCTGACTGCTGGGGAGCTTGCATCTCTTGCTCTTGAGTACCCAGAATTACTCAAGGTTTCCAATCTTTTTACTGATACCTCTATTGACAATCAATATGCCATGCTCGATGCTGTGCTTGGTTCATATGAGTCTGAGTATGATGCTTTGATTGATACTAAAATTGCTGAACTAGAGGCCACCAATCAACTAATGCAAGACCAGATTGACTTGGAGAATCAGAAGAAGAATAAGGTAGTGGAAATAGCTGATTTACAAGCCAATGGCAAACTTGACTCAGAGCAGGAATACCAAAAAATCCTGAATGATTTGCGTGACCTGGAAGGACAGAACTATGTAACTTATAGTGATGGTGTATTGTCTGTAAATCAGGATATGCTTCAGAAGGAACTTGAGCAAACAGGGGAAAAGGTGGAGGAGTCCCGGCCACTGTTTGAAGCCCAGGGCGACATGATTGCAGAGTCAAACTACAAGGGCGTAAATGGCGGTTTAAAAGCTTTTCCGCTTTATGCCAGTAGACTGGCATCTTGGGCAGGCTCTACGTTAAAAGGTATATTAACAAATATAGCAACCAATATCAGCGAGGCACTGTCTGGCGGAGAAGATTTTGTTCCTGTATTTGATGTTCCTGGTATCGAAGACATCACAAATAACCAGGGCATAACACTTGAAACTGAAATCGAAAGCACATATACGATTGATGGTAAAAGTGTTGACGATTGGTCTTCAGATTATCAAGATGTTATCGATAAAAGAGTTGAAACTATCACAGAGCAAATCGAGGCAAACAATACTATTATCGATAATCTTACCAAGCTGAAAGGGCTTGACCTAAAGAGTTTGTATCTCGATGGGACATCTACTGATAGAGATAGGGACGATGCTTCAAAAGAAGTTGAAGAATACATTGCCGACATCGAGGACTACCGTGAGGCAATCGAACGTCTGAATCGTGTTCAGATTGAACGTGCCGCCTTAGAGGAGAAACTGTCAAATACCGATGATTTGCATGAGAAGGTAGCAATCGAGAAACAGATGCTCGGTGTTTACGAGCGCGAACAGGAAGCCCTACATATCCTAAATAACCTGAGAGACCAGACCATTTCTAATGGCGCTGAAGCCCTCAGACAACTTGGGTTCCAAGTTGAATATGACCCTGACAACAATAGGTTCTTTGTAGAAAACCTTGAACACCTCAACGAGCTTGAGGCAACCGAGCAGGGTGAATATGAGAGTATGCAGGAGGCCACCAATGCTCTCCGCCAGAACACGGAAGACCTCATCAATTCTCTGGAAGACCTTAATGAGGCAAACCAGGAGGGTTCAGAATCCTGGCAGGAATTGGAGTATGCCATCAAAGAGGCAAAGACCAACATCATTGATAACCTGAAGGAGATTGTGACTCAGGCATCAGAGGCGGTTGATGAAATCCAGAATGTGTATGACACATTGAAGGCCGCCGCAGACGAGTTCGCCGCCAATGGCGGGTTTATCTCTGTTGATGCCTTCCAGGACATCGTCGCTCTTGGCCCGGAGTACATGCAATATCTGCGTGATGAGAACGGGCTTTTGGTCATCAACGAAGAGAATATCAATAAGGTCATTGCCGCAAAGACACAGCAGTTGGCTCTTGATAACGCGATGAGCTATGTGGAGCGTTTGCGGCTTGCCCTGCAAGAGGAATCAATTGAAGACCTGAATACCCTGCTGTATGCCACTACTGACGCTACAAACGCCACCTGGGGGCTCGTATATGCGAACCTTGCGCTCCTTGATTTGGATGACCAGCAGTATGCCGCCGCTCTCCATAACATCAATGCTATTCGCTCTCTTGCCGATAACGCAGTTATGGGAATTGGACAGGTTGCTGGAAGTGCAACAAACGAGCTTGAGGATATGAGGACTGGGCTTGACGATATCCTCCAATATGTCATGGATATGTTAGAGCAAAGAATCAATAACCAGATTCAGGCGCTCGAAGATATGAAGGAAGCGTATCGTGACATTATTGATTTGCGCAAAGAAGCTCTGGATGCCGCCAAGGAAGAGGACGACTACCAGGAGAGCGTTGCCGATAAGGTTCAACAGATTGCCGAACTGCAAGAGCGTATCAATGCCTTGTCCCTTGACGATAGCAGAGATGCGCAGGCTCAAAGGGCACAACTTGAGGAGGAAATGTATGACCTCCAAAAGGAACTTGCAGACGAGCAGTCTGACTATGCGATTGATGCCCAAAAAGAGTCCCTTGATGACATGGCTGACGCTTATGAAGAAGAGAAAGACAAAGAGATTGCCATTCTGGAGAACTCTATTTCTTCTTACCAGAAGCTGTATGATATGGCCATTGATTATATTCGGAACAACTGGGACACGTTGTACGATGAGCTTATTGCTTGGAATACCGAATATGGTAGTGTCCTGAATTCCGAGATAACGACAGCGTGGGAGAACTGTCTTGCCGCCGCCCAGAGATATGGTAGCTATGTGTCTGCATTGAATAACATCGATGCTGATATAAGCGCGGCACAGGGCGAGAGTGGAAGTAATAATGTCATCGTTGGTGGTTCTGGCAAATACGATGGGCCGACCAACGAAGATATGGTTCGTGCAATCGTTGGCAGAATGAAGGAATATGGTGCACAGTGGAACGCATCTAATTCTGCATCTACTAATGACCGGTTGCATAAGGCTGCCGCCGCCGAAGCCGCAAAGCTTCCACAATACGGTGTGCAAGTCTCGTTTGACCCGAATAGCGGTATCTGGTGGATTACCAAAGATGAGCTCGACCCGTCTAACGCCGGTAAGCAACTGCATTCTGTATACCATCAGGGTGGTGTTGCAGGGGATAACCCAACCTTAAAACAGAATGAAGTCCTTTCTGTTCTTGAAAAGGGAGAGATTATCCTTGACGAACCCAAAGAGCGAGAGCTATTCCGTCTGATTGATTTTGCCACAAAGCTGTCAGATAAGTTCAGTGAGTTGATTGACTCCGCTGGATATGATGGTGTGGTTGGTGGAGCGGGCGATATCCTCCCGTCTACAAGCGATATCGCTCCAATCAATGAAAGCACCAATAACAGTGTCCAGTTTGGCAACGTATATATCTATGGTGCTAATGAGGAAACTGTTGCAAAGCACCAGGAAATCAATCGACAGTTCACCAATGACGTATTGAAACAACTGAATATTAGACCGAGGTAAGCGGGTGGAGGGGCTAAG